TGGTTCTCTAAGAGCCGTCGGCGAATAAAAAAAGGAGGCCATTGCAGCCTCCTGAAAAAATTTAACCCTATTTTAAAGAGATTTTTTTCGTATACTAAGAGTCTTGTGCTAGTTTAGCAAAGTAACTAAGAGTATCGTCAGAATTAGAATCTGTCTCTGGAGTCACTGTATTCATATTAACACCTGGCGCAGAATCAATTTCTGGCGCTGGTGCTGTAGGACCAGCATCTACACCTAGTACCCTATTTAGCTTAGCTTTAAGTTCATCATAGGTTTTGTAGGATTTTGGATCTGTAAATTCTGATAAAGAATTAAGTTTTCCATAGATCTCTTCCAATCTTTCATCGTCACCATCAAATAAACTTGATTGAGATGAAAACTCAGATTTATCATAGTTAACCCAACCATCGACTTTTCGAATTTTAATCTTAAAGTCAGCGCCTTCCCAGAAGTCAAACGGATTAACCGGTTGTTCGTCTGCGAATGCTGGTTGCATAACATCCATGATTTTGTCAAAGATCTTTTTCCCATACGTATACATGTATACGTTACCTTCGGCGGCCGGATTTGCCGAGTCAGATACCACTAAAACATTAGATGTATAATGTAGTCTACGCTTACGATCGCGAGCAGTTTGTTTATCTTCTTCACGACCAGAGTTCCATAGAATAGAATTCATTTCTGAAACTGGATCGTTTTCATTAATAGAAGTTAAAGACTTCTCGATATACCAAAGACCAGTTTGGCCTTTAAAGCCATGATCCCAGTATCGAACCCAAGGTAGGTCATCACCCTCTTTAGCAGGCAGGAAGCGAATAACTGCGTATCCGTTGCCGGCTTTGTCTCGGGTGGGTTTCCAGAAGCGATCATCAACATAAGACTTTTTCTCAGCCTTTTCTGAAACTGCTTCTGCAGCTTGCACGAGTTTGTTTATAGAGCTCCCGCGCGAACTCTTTAAGTTTGCAAATGACATTGTATTTTCTCCGTATTGCATTGTATTACTGAATTATCCACATTATTCATAATATATAGTATATTATACCACATTTCTATGGTATTGTAAACCCTTTTTTGATAATATTTAAACATTTATCTTTTTTAAAGTTTACAAAAGGACTGTATTTAAGGATCTTTCTAGAAACATCCGGCCATAAAATGGTTTCGGTTATTTTCTTTCCTTCCTTCAATACAAATCCTGTCAATGAATTGAGAATGACAATTGTTTCTAATGTTATGTCTTCCTCCATCCATTTTCGAATCACTAACGGTGTCTGATTATCTACAGACTCCATTAGATTATCAAAATCATTATCTACTAAAGTATTTATATCCTGTTCAAACACACGATGGATAGATTCGTGTATTCTTCTATATTCAAGATAATTTGCTTTAGCCGTAGGATCAGTCATATCTCTAACATACTTTGTGTCATTGATAAACTGACTTACATAAAAGTCTTTTAGATCTTTAGGATAGTTCTTTGCTAATTTGGCAAAGAAATATTTATCTCTTCTTTTAAAGAAAGAGCTAGCATTAACTCTAGTTTTGTAATTATATTTAACTGCATCATAATCAGATTCAAAGTGAAGTTTTAATGCATTATATAATTTATAACTATCAAAAGGATCTATCATATAGGCAATGTATTCTTTTTCTTTGTTTTAACTAAATTTAATCCGGAAGCTTCTGCCGTAAGCTTTTCTTTTATAGAAGGAGATATAAGTTTTTTAACATTCATATAATCCATTCCTCTTTGTTCTATAATATAAGTCATGGCATCTATATAGCTCATTCCTTTTTGTGAAACTAAAACCTCTACAGCTATAGTAAATCTTTTTTTAGTCATTATTTTGTGTTCAAGTTCTTTTATCATCGTTTGTAAGATTCAACTCTTATTAAAATTGTATCTTTGTTTATTCTTCCTGTAGGTTTACCGATCTTAGTGGTAAATGTTTTCCATAAGTTATCGATTTGCTTTTCGGTTTTATTTAATATTTGAGGGAGCACTTCATCAGGCTTTCTCAGTGTAGTTATTCTACTTAATTCCTCATCCCATCTTTGTAGAGTTGAACCTCTAATCTCAAAGCCTTCGGTGGAAGAAGTAACGAATTCTGTTAGCTTGCGTGTTTTAACATTAAACATCCAAAGCTTACCTTCATTAGGTATAAGTGCCGGATGAATAGAAACAAGCTTGGCATCTACATCATCTTGTAGATATTTTAAATTTTTAACCTGAGCTTCTTTAGATTTAGGTTTCTTATTAGCCGTTCTGGCAGATTTTAATGAATCTCTAACTCTATCAAGTTCTTCAAAGACACCTTCCATAAGAACTAGCATCTTTTTCTTATCGCCTTTTTTAATATGCGCATAGGCTTCCATTGCTTGATCACATGTTCTATCATAGGCATCTTTAACTGGTTCGTATTCTTGCATCACATATTCTTTAAATATATTAATTGCAGATCCTTTTAAAGAATGTAATTGAAATAATTGATATGTCGGAAACTTAACTTCTTTTTTATCGAATTTACCATCCATCCATTTATCAATTACCATTTCATCCCAATCTCCTACAATAGTAGCTAAAACTTTTCTACGCGTGCGTTCGTGCGGAGATATAACTTGTTTTTTAGGTTTGGTTTCTTGTATTTCTTTTTTATCTTTTAGTAATATTAATCCTGCAGGCAAAAGAGTTTTTCTTAAATGGTCGTGATATTTATCAATCTCTTCTTGACTATAGTTCCATCCTATTTCTGTCATCTTAACAAAGGCATGATGTCTCATATAGACCTTCCAGTCTGGAAGACATTTCATTGCTTGAACTTCTTCCTTGGAATACTTTAGAACATCTTTACAATAGGCTATTACTTCTTTTGTATATAACTTTTTGTTTGTAAAATAATAATACCAACGAGTAGCATTGAAATATACTTTTCTTCTTTCTTCTGCATCGGTAGGAGGGGGATCCTTTCTGAAATCTGGTTCGGGACCCATATAATGTTCATCTAAACTTTTTATTCTCCTTTTCTTAGCCATTTGTTCTCCTTATCTTCTCAACTTTATATGGTTATAATAATTATATTGTGTTTGATTTTTAATCTCTTTATTAACAGATTCTTTAGGAAGTATATCTATAATTTCCCAACTAACTTCATCACCTGCTTCTAGAGCAAGTTTATTTTTATATTTTGAATTCTCAACCCAGTCCCATAAAACATAATTATCAAATCTTTGGCCTTGAGCCCATAAGGATATTGATACATTACCAGAAAGTTTATGCATATGTTTAAAATCCGTAACTCCGTGAATAGCATGTGTAGCATCCATTCCGAAAGCTTCTTTTAAAGTCTCATATTCTGGTGTGTGCCATTCTGGCATTTCATAGTCTGCTCTTAAGAGAAAGCTATTAAAGTTTTTATTCCACCAATCCTTTTTAGCTAGGCTATCAGCTAAATTATCGCGGTTAACGATAAATTCTTCTGAAACTATTCCTGTGTATTTTTCCATAATTAAAGGCGGCCGGAACGGAGCAGTTTGATAAGGAGTTTCTCAACCCTATGAAAGAGTTGAGAGATTACTCCGTTCCGACCTTTATTATATATACTCATTATTATTTTAAATCTTGTAGGTACTATTATACCACACTTTTTTGCACTTGTAAATCTTTATTTTCAACACTTTTTTGCACTTATAAATCTTTATTTTCAACACTTTTTTGCACTTGACTAGCCTTATATTGATAATCTGCTTGCCATCTAAAAAATTTATCTATTAAACTTTCTTTGCTAGTCTTTTCTCTATGCCAAGTAGTTTTACCGCCAGGTTTATTTTCTTCGTATCTAATATCGCCATTATTAAATTTTGTTTCAATAACACCATTCTGTGCATGAACATAATTAATTTTCTTGCCCCATTCTTCTGCTTCAAGTTTTAATTTATGTTCTTCAACTTCATCTGTATATTGTGTCATAATTCACTTATCTCCATTAAATATTTTTGAACTTCTTCTTCAGTCAAATGACCTATAACATCATTGGTTATTTCAGTATCGTATGTAAGTTCTGATCCAATTAAAACTCCTAATTCCCAAAGACCTTGTTCAAATCCGTAGGAATGTTCATGTCTAATGACCGAAGCTCCATATCCATTATCGAATTGATATATCTTTTGTATACCACCCAGACGTTTATGTTCTTCTTTTGGTTTAAATCTAAAAAATTTATCTATTAATGTACTCATCTGTAGTGTCTATGAAATCCTTCTAATATTCTTACTTTTTCATTTTGAACTAGTTCATCTAGCTTTCTATTCCATAAATCTTTCCATTCTGGATCTCGAGCATTTTCTGCAGCTTTGGTAAGAGCTAATTCTCTTCTTGCAAACAATTTATATGCAGGACTACTCATGCAGTATCCTCTAATTCCCATTCGAGCTCATCTTTTTCATTATCGATATCTCTTTTCTTATCTTCGAAAGGCTCGACTAAATTGTATATTGCTGATTCAAGTGTATTAACTGCTTCACGAACTTCATCGATCTTCCATTCAAGTTCTTGTTCATCAATACCATTATCTTCGGCTAATGACTGAATCTTCATATAGATATTACTAGGGGCATCGTTATATTTGATTGCCTTAGTTTCAGAATTAACATCTCTGATAACACATTCCATATCAAAAGATCTATCATCTAATAGATCTATTCTTTCTTTTATATTATTTGACATAATAATCTACTCCTCTAAAATATATTTGATTAAAATCCTTTCCAAGTGATTTGGAAATTCTATTAATAAATTTCTTTTTAGAAACTAGATAAACTAGGAAATCTAAAAAGGATACTCTGACACCTAAGTGTCTTTTTTTCATTGTTAAAAAATCTGCTATAAACATTAGTCCCAATCTCCATCTGCGAATTTGTTCGCATTAAATGCATCCATGATTGGACTATTTTCTAGAAATCTTTGAGTGTCTTTTTCAGAATAATACATATTTTCTGCTCTATTAAAATCCAAGCCACCTTTAGAAAGATGACCGGCTTTTTTGACTTGACCTGTAAGATCTTTAGCAATTTTGCGTTCTTCTTTTCTTCGAGCTTTTTCTTCGGCTTTGACTACTGCCTTACGGGCATCTAATTTATCACAAATTAGTTTTCCTTCATATTGCTCTAAAGTTAAACCAAGCTTTTTAGCTTCGGCCTTTTGAGCGGCTTGTTTAATCATTTCTAATCTATCCATATTAATCCCATTCCTTATAAAAGCCTTCGGCTTCATTATCGTTATAACCTTTCATGTAAATCTTTATTTGATATGGAGTTAATTCTGTAACCCTTTTACCATGATATGTCCCATGAGGAAAGTAGTGAGGATTTATGCCTCGTCTATAGTAAGAGTCACATGTACCTCTGTCATAGAGACCACCATTGACTGTATGTTTTTCAGGTATTCCTTCTGTATTATATGGACTCATTACGCTGTCTCCTCATAAATTTCTTCAGTAAACTGACGATTAAATTCTTCACCGCCAGGACCCATGTTGTAAGTAGTAACATTTTGTCCGCGAGGACCTTTATATTGCTTAGTGGCAAAATAAGTTCCGTCTTCACGACGTACGACACGGGTATCATAATAGACACCATCACCATAGCGATCTTCTTTTTGCCATCTTTCGAAATCAGAGCAATAGTCATCTTCTTCAAGATGAACTGCGATAACGAATTCCTCGCTAGCATCATTCTTGTAGTTGATGAGATTGGTAAGTTCGTTGATCACATCTTTGTGATTAATGTCACCGGTTACTAGGTAGGTTGAACCACCTTTGGATTTCCAGTACTGAGGGCATTCGCCTTCACCCGTCCAGTCGTGAGCACCGTAGTTCTCACGATACTGGGTATCAATAGCGAGTATCATTACGCTACCTCCAACATAGTTAGAGGAACGTCCCAAGATCCACCATCAACCAAGACGTTGGCTCTTTTGATTTTCATTTTGGTGATTTCACCAGTCATGACACCGCGTTTACGGCATGTGAAAGAAACAGTATCACCAACGCTTAAAGCTGCTTTTGCTGCAGCAACGTGGTTTCTGTTAAGGGTGGCACGTGCGATTTTTACCGCATTAATGACCTCATCTAGATCGGCTTTGTTGTCGATCAAGAGGATTTTATTGATTAAATTTTTCATATGACTCCTTATCATTTTTTTTAATTTATAGTGCTATTATACCACAGGTAGCCGGGAATGTAAACCTTTTTTTTCACTTTTTGGCGGTTATTTTCAGATGGCCGCCTCAGGAATACATTTATAAGCCCCAGGGACGCCGCCTGATACGTTTTTAATTTTTTTCTGATTAACACTGGCACTAAAATTTTACCATATCCCACGGGAAGGCTCTCGCAAAAAGTTCATATTCCATTTTTTGGGCTTCTTGCTCCCAAGATTGGTTTTTATATGGAATTTTCTTAGAAGTAGTAAAAGATGACAATTCACCTTTCATATATTGTTTGATATGAACCATCTCATGAGCCAATGTAATCATCTGCTCAAAATACGGTATTTTTTCACCATAAGAGGTTCTGGCTATCTCTACCTCACCCCAACGATGACTACCGCTAGCAAGTCCTAGGCATTCGCCTGGGAGCTTTGTTAAGAATTTGATAGTTAGCTCTGAAGCATATCTACGATGGATATTAAGAGCTTTCATAAGGTTCTGAATATATATATCTACAGCCTTTTTATGTCTAATCTGGCCTTCTATTACATAAATCATAGTTACTATTATACCACAGGTAGCAAGTAAAGTAAACAGTTTTTTTAGATTATTTTAATATATGTATATAACTTTAAGTTATATCAACTTTTCTAGGATGATATATGGTAATTGGCTCGTTTTTGCCTTTTACCTTGATAGTACCTATTTCATGAAATACAAAACCAGGAGACATGGCTTGTTTCATAGTTTCTCTAGAAATGATTGTCTTATAGTTTATATAATCGGCCCGACCGGCAGTGGCCTCGAGACGGGCTGCAAGGTTGACAGCATCTCCAATGACCGAATAATCAAATCTGGATTCAGAGCCCATGTTACCAACAATACAAGTCCCGGTGTTAATGCCAGTACCAACATTGATATCAGGAAGATCCCGCTCTTTGTATTCTCGTTTAAGTTCATTTATTGCCTCTTCTATTTCTATTCCACTCTTGACTGCCATCTCGGCATGATTCTCACAGGGTAATGGGGCGTTCCAAAACGCCATAATACAATCACCCATGTACTTATCTATAGTTCCGCCATTATTAAGAATGATCTTAGTCATCTTATCTAGAAACTCATTAACTAATTCTACTAGTCCTTCTGGATCATCGTTATTCTTATAATGTTCCGATATAGGAGTGAAACCACATATATCCATAAATAAGAATGTCATTTCTTTTCTTTCTCCTCCTAACTTTAGGAGACCTGGATTCTTTTGTAATTGTTTAACTAGATCTGGTGAAACATATGTACCAAATTGTTTTTTGATTTGTTGTCTTAACTTAAATTGTTTGTAAAAATTGTTAAAGGATGCTTGGGCAAAAACTATTATAGATACTAGTAGTGAATAAGTCCAATCAAGGAGATACATTGAATTCGTCCACTCGTAGGCAGAGAAACCAATCACAGATGAACCAACAACGCCGAAGACGCCTAATCCGATTAGCACAGGGAGCTTATAAACTCCTAGGATTATCAGAAGTCCACCCAGTACAATTAGAGCTATTTCCCCTAGATCTGCAATTTGAGGACGGGTTATCGAATCCCCATTCATTATCGTCTGCAGAGCAGAAGCCTGAATCTGATGAGGATATGCCGGTCCGGCCGGAGTCGAAAGAATTGGTTGAATGCCCTCTGCTGTCACACCAACAATCACTGTTTTCCCATTTAGATTCGGTAAAGGATCTGAATACTCAAATTGTTGAAATTGATTTGAGAAATTAATCCAAATAGAACCTGTAGAATCAGTTTTAATAGGTTCATAAGGTGGAATCATTAAATCTACTATTCCTATTTCATTAGCTTTTATTGTATAACTTTTCTTTTGTTGTATAGACCTTACAATTTCCATTGGCAAAGATGGATATAATTGTTTGTTTACTTGAGTAATTAATGGCATTCTTCTAACTAGATTATCAACTTCTGTAGTTGTATTAATCAGTCCTACGCCATCTGAGACGCTCTCTAGTGGCGGTATATTGGTCACCAGACTGTTATACTCATATACAAAGTTATATGGATCGCCTTCTCCTAATGTAGCAGTACCAACAAAAGGAGCCGAATCAGATCTTCCTTTAGAAGAAGGAGTCTGAGATAATATAATACCATTACCACCTATCCATGAAGCAAATACTTCATCACCACCAAATCTGTCTGGCTCGGGATACATAACAGTAAATGCTATTATTCCGGCATTTGCATTTCTTAAATCTGATATTACTTGTGCAAAGTATTGTCTCGGCCATGGCCATTGTCCATTCACCTCTAGGGCTTTTTCGCCTATATTAAGTAAAGCTATTTGGTCTGATTGTGTTTCTGGGATTGAATTAATTTTAGAATCAAAAGAGATTAATCTAACTCTTTCTACTGGTTCAGGATCTATAATCCTGACAGTGACTAATAATGTAAGGACAAGTATACATGCCCAAATGGAAGTAAATATTTTCATTAAAATTGTTTTACCAATTGAATTCCATTATTCATAACGACAACTGTAAAAACCCCGTTTAATATTCTTAAATTTCGTTTCCTTCCATCATCATCTAATCTCTTATCTATCAGTTTGTATAAGGCATAATTTCCTACTAATTTTAATGCTATTACTTCACCTTTACTAGGATAAGATCCTAAAATAGGATTTAGTTCTTCAATCGAACATGCTGTATGTTTTTGACAATTAATTGCTGACCAGGTTTGAGTAGTATCTATTAATTGTAGGGTAAGAAATGTTTTATATTGTGCTTTATTTTCATCAGACCAATCTTGATACGCCGCATCACAAGATCCTGCCGCAGATAAAAATAACGCGGTCATTAATAGCATTATGAGCTTATTCATATACTATTCATAGAATACCTAATCGTTGCGCCTATTAACCAGCCGCAAAAGAAAAGGGTGGCTGCCCACCCAGGGTATTCTTTACAAAATTGCCAAATATTACTAAATAACATTATCTCCCTCATATTAACTAAACTTCTTTTGAATTTTTTTGAATATTGCATATATAGTTAAACCATAAAATGCTAATACACTCATTGGTAGTGCTATATAAGCTAACTCCCAAGGGGATAAAAATAGTATTTCCCAAGTAAAATCTGATAATGCTTGTGCATCACCTGTTTTTGTTGATATACTACCGACCTCATTAATAATATCTACTTCATATTCAATTAAAAAATCACTCCACTCTTCGCTGGTGAAACATATCATATCTTCTGGACATTCTACCATTTAGATACCCTCATTAAACAACATTCTAAGAAACGCATAATTTTTGCTTTCATTGTTGTGTCACCGTTACTGAACATCCACCGGATGTTTGACAGTTTTGAGATAAGGAATAAGATTGTGCAGAACCTGCATGTTGTGTAAGATCTAAGTCTGTTCCATAACTTCCATTTAAAGTTATAGTAGCAGTATGTGATGCATTTCCATCTTGTAAATAATCTACTGTATTATCATCATTGTAAATAACTAAACTAAAAGTTTTTGAACTATCTGCTTTTTGTTTACCAAAAACAGAATTATCATCACCATAAATGTATATATTTGCTGTGTGTCCATCACAATTTCCTGCCGAACAGTTTCTTTGTTGTCCTACAAGAGTATTTCCAGTTCCATGTACATCTAAGGTTGCCGAATGGCCACCGCCTTCGGTATTATCTTTTGACCATGATGTATCTGTTCTGCTGGAAATCTCATATCCTTGAGCCCACCAAACCTTATTATTATCTCCATAAGAGATGTGAAATTGAATATCATTTTTATTACAAGAAGAACCTTTGGTACAGTTTTGCCAATATTTTATATTATGATCGTCAAAATCTATATCACCACCCCAATTAGCACCTGATCCCCAACCAGGAGAATCATTCACATAGCCTATTTCGTTATTATTACCTTCTTGCTTCATATCAATAACAGTATCATCAATATCACCTATAGAAAAGAATATTTTATTATTATATCCTATTTGTTCTATAGTAAGGTCCAGGTTATTACTACCTGTGACCTGATCTATTAATATACTGTTAGTATTATCCGC